GCACCGGGATATGAGAGCGTTTGAAGCGAAATACGGCAGTCAGATAGAGCTGCTGTTCAGGTTCCTCGATCACGCGATTGCAGTCGGAGTGATTGGGACAGACAAAAAATAAAGTGTGTGGAGAGGGTAAGCATGAAAATTGAATCGGCGCTGAAGCACTTCAACCCGAAGAGCCTGCAGATAAGTGATTCTTCCCGGGCAACGGGGAGTGAAAACCTGACCGGTACAGACCTGATGGCCGCTATCGGGATGTGTCAGTCAAAGTCCCCTATGGGGATAGCCGCCGTTCTGGCTAAGTCCGGGGTAAGCGAAGGGGATAAAGATCGCGTAATTGGTCTTCTGATGGTGCATGCCCGGCGCATAACCCCAAAGCTCGTTCTTAAAGCGGCTGGCTCAAAACTGCCTTCCTGTATCAGAGTTCTATCCAAGCTGGCATATGAAGATTATGTCCGCTCTGCATCAACTACCCACTCATGCCCCGACTGTGATGGCCGTGGCATTATGAACAGCATTGAGCATGTGATGATTCACCCTGGCTGCTCAACGCCGGATAACGATAATTACGTTCCGCCAAAATACCGCCTGGATACGGTAGAAAAAATGTGTGTGACATGTCACGGTAAGGGCGCAGTGACAGAGCGGTGCCGCTGCAATGGTACAGGCCGCGTGCGTGACATTGAGATGTCCAGGCAGACTAATTCCATCGTTGAAAAGAATTGTGATCGGTGTGGTGGCAGAGGATTCGCGCGTTCGCCTGGCACAAAAGCTTTCAGAGCTATCCGGGTGCTGATTCCTGACCTGCAGGAGAGGACCTGGAACCGCAACTGGAAACCTTTTTTTGATGCGCTGGTGGTTAAGCTTGAGCAGGAAGAATCTCACGCAGACCAGACCTTTCAGAAGATAACCAGAACCGGCAAAAATACCTGACCAAAGATAACTGTTGCTTTTGTCCGGAAATGGATTAATATCTCCTCATAGTGGGGATTTTATGAGTCTTCCGCACTAAAAAGATTTATCTGGTCCGCCGAATGCGGGTCAGTTGCATATAATGTGGATGCCAAGAAGCCCCGTAGCCTCACCAGCTAACGGGGCTTTTTTATTGGATTATCCGCGATAAGGGATAGAGCAAATCTTATCCCTGATGCGGGATAAAAAATTAACCCTGTTGCCGACGGGCAAGGCAGTTACCGCTTTTGCGTCAGGGTCCCATTCAAAGAGGTCGCCATAAGGCGGCCTTTTTTTATATCCGCGCCACGCTCGGCGCACTTCAACCACAGAGCCTTTCAGGGGTGAGCCAGAGTGATGGTCAGTGTGACTATCTCTGTGGGCTGACCATTTCTGAGCGCTGGCTCACCCCCTAAAAGGAAAGTCACTATGTTCGGTATGTTCAAAAAGAATGCCCGTCGTGCTGTCAGCGATATCAAAAAGTTTGAGAAGCGCGATCTGGCACAGGCTGTAGTAAACGCTGCTTATCTAGTGGCCTATGCCGATGGTGAATGTGAGCCATCTGAGAAAGCAAAGATTGAACAGGTATTACGCTCAAACCCGACGCTTTCGGCGTTCAGCAGTGAAATCAACGATATCTCCACTCGCATTATTGCTCAGCTGGACACTGATATTCGTATCGGTCGTCGTGCTGCCTTACGTGAAATCGAAGATGTAAAAGGCGATCAGCGTGAATGTGAAGACGTACTCGATGTGGCAGTAACCATCGCAATGGCTGATGGCGAGCTGGAGCCGGAAGAGCAGAAGGTTCTGGAGCAAATCGCCAATGTTCTCGGCCTGCGTCTGGAAAATCATCTCTGATGGCCCGACTGCGGTGGCTGGCAATTGCCGTTCTGCTGTTCCTGGTTATCGCCATCGATTTCACCAGCCGGATGATGTCAGTAATTGCGGATGGCGCGATCATCTTTGTCGTGATTGCTCTCCTGTGGCCTCTGGTTAAAGCAAACAAATAGCTTTCTGCAAAAGGCATCTTCGGGTGCCTTTGACAGAAAGGATTCTAATTAGCCGGAATTCCCGGCCCTCTTTTGGCGTCCTCCCAAAAACTTTGAGATTTCCCCGTGGCTGTGTGGGGATGTTCGCCACTTTTCTTTGACTACGAACGGCACCGACCCATTGGGAGGTGAGGATGAAACGCATGCCAGAAAAAGATCCAGGCTTCTGGGCAAGCCTACTTGCCTGGCTTTATGCCCACAAAAACGAATCTGGCTATGCCGGGCTGGCTGGCGTGATGGCAATCCTTCGCGCGACTTATATCGGCAAAGACACATGGCCCCGGCGCCTTCTTGATGCCGCTATGTGCAGCGTCTTTGCTTTTTTCCTTCAGCCGACGCTGCAGGTAATCGGCTCTGTTTTTAACTGGAACTTCAGCGACGACACCACGCGTGTGGTTGCGGTTTTTCTGGGCTTTCTCGGTGTGGACTGGCTTTCATCAAAGCTACGTCGGCTGATTGATAAGCGATTGGGAGATGGCAATGCTGACATCCAGTGATTTTCAGCGCGCCACCGGCGTTAATAACGCGCTGCGTGATGCCTGGTATCCACATATAGCGGCAAGCCTCTCTGCCTTCCAGATAAGCACGCCATTACGGCAGGCTCACTTTCTGGCGCAGGCAGGGCATGAGTCTGCCGGGTTCCTGAAGGTGGAAGAGGGACTGAATTATCGTTATGGCGCGCTACTTGCCATGTTCGGTAAGCGCATCACTCAGGCTGAGGCAATGAAGTACGGCCGGATTGATGGTGGGCCAAATGCTCACCCCGCTGACCAGAAGATGATCGCCAGCATTATTTACGCAAACCGTAACGGTAATGGGGGTGTTGATTCTGGGGATGGCTACCGCTATCGCGGCCGGGGTCTGATTCAGATCACAGGCAGAGCCAACTATGCGGCACTGGTAAAGCAGCTTGGTGCTGACGTAGTGGCGGAACCCGACTTATTGCTGGGGTATCGCTTTGCTGCGATGTCAGCGGCGGCATGGTGGAAGAATCACGGATTAAACGAGCTCGCTGATTCTGATGATGTTAGCCGCATCACCAGAATTATTAACGGTGGCACCAATGGTCTGGACGATCGGAAATCCCGCTTAATCAAAGCTAAGGGGATTTTATGCTCAACGTAATCGGCTTTATCCGAAACTATTCGCACGTTTTTTTCATTGGTCTTATCTGCATCTGTCTTTGGGGATTCAACGCCCGTAACTCACAGCTGACTGCTACTAATGAGCGGCTGGAGCAACTGGCAAACAGTAAAGACAGTCAGATAAACGATCTGCGCTCCAAAAATGACGACCTGGCCGCCAGCGTAAATGACCTGGTCAAGGCAGTTAACCAGCAGAATGCGGTGATGACACAGGTCACCGAACAACGCGCAGTGACGGCACAGCAGAACCGGAAACTACAGAATGAAATTAAGCGTTACCTTGCGTCGGACAAGTGTGCTGTTGCTCCTGTTCCCCCTGATGCTGCTGACCGGTTGCGGGACGCAGCAAAAGCCGCTGGTGGAGTACCGGACAGTAAAGCAGCCACAGCTAAGCCTGCCAGCGGAACTGTCCACGCCGATTGATGTGCCAGCGCCATCACAGGATATGACGTTCGGTGACAGTGTAAGCCTCAACGCTGAGTTATACGGCGCTTTGGGGCAGTGCAACATTGACCGCGCTGCTATCCGGCGCATCGAATCAGGGAAATAAGATGGCAGTATTCTTCGGCAGGGTTAATAAGAGCGAGTGGGAGCATACCGGCCTGTTCGCCAACATCGTTCCGGTTTACTTACGCAATATGGAATCAGGCGAGCCTGATGTGTGCGCTGCTAATGGCGTGCCTGAGTGGTTCTTTGACCTGATCACACTGCTGGCCTGTTACATGCCACTGCCATATGAAGGCTTCATGTTCACGCACGTGAAGCCAATCCAGATAACTGAGAAGGCCAAAACATTATGAGCGAAGCAAAACCGCAGGACGGCAGCACTGTTAAGGGCTATCGAACGTTAACTCCCGGCGATATTGAAGTTATGAACCGGCTGAAAGACGCAAGCCGCCACTTTCTCAATCTGCTGGATACGTCAAAAGAAACTGGCGCAGACCCTCGCTGGATTGCAATGGCAAAAACGGAGATGCAGAAAGCGTGCATGTTCGCCTGTCGTGCAGTTGCTCAGCCAGATGATGATTGCTGAGTTCATCACAAGGCGCATTTGCGAGTGCGCCTAATGATGATATGTTGGCTTCTCTTTAAATAGGAGGCGATATGTCAGGCGAATCAATCGGCATCAAAGAAGTTTATGAGTTAGCACGAAAGAAATTACCAGAAGGCCATCTTAAAGTTGAAGTCCACGACATAGGATTGCGCTTTGTGTGGGAATCAGAAACAAAAAGCGGCTCAGCTTTCCTGCAAGAGCCTCTGAATAATATATCTGCGTCAAGCATTTTGGGATTTTTAGATGCTGAACTTAAAGAGCCTAATTATTCAGAAGGTAACTCATCACACTAGCCGCCTCCGGGCGGTTTTTTATTTTGTTCTGCAAACTGCATTCACTGAGTTCACTTTTCAGCATAAACACAATGAATCATCGGCTGGTGGTCTCACCATTGCCGACCATTTATAACATCCAGCCAGCAGGAAACTCTGATGACCATCGATGCCAATATTGTAAACGCCATCGTTACGATCTCCTCTTTGGGCAAAACAGTAAGCGATCACGCAGGCAACATCATTCGTAAAGGTGAATCATTGCGAGTTCATCTTCTGGCCGTTCAGCCTGGTTGGGATAAAGGGAATGTCGTTCCGGAGACTCTGCTGGTAGGCACTACCTTCTTTACTGGTTTCTCCACCTCGGCATACTCTCGGGCTGTAAAAGTGCTACTACCTGATGGCTATCAATTGATTGCTTTACCCGTAGATAGTGAAGGCTGTGCTATTTCATGGGAAAGCTTGCCTGTTCATATTGAAGCGATTGAATCCGGCAATGAGCCATTCAAAATTAGCGGAGAAGGTAAGGTATATATCAACGATGCCTTGGTTAAGCCTGGCACCACCACCTACGCCGCGAGCGTTCGTATCCATGTGGATACCAAAAAAGTAGCCAGCACAGCCGATAAAATCCGCGCCATTGTTTCGAAGTACCTGTATGGCCAAGCGTCCGAATATGAAGATGAGCTGGTGGCAGAACTGAAGTCATTTATTGAGAAAGAAAATGACTATAACCGGCTGGCAACACTCATCAGCGAGCAGGTTCGCCAGCGCATTAAGGCAGAGAGTCAGCCAGGCGGCCTGCTTCACAAACGATAACCTCCTACGGGAGGTTTTTTATTGGGGTAAATATGGACGTTGTTATTGATGGCGTGCAATACGCTCCGGTAAGTAAACGCGCCTCAAATATCGGCATCGCTATCAGCACTCATAACCGCCATGACGTCGTATCGCGCGCACTGGATCATCAACTGAAGTTTCTGCCGGCCGGTGCGCTGGTGGTTGTTATTGATGATGGTTCAGCAAAACCAGTTACAGCGCCTGAAGGTGTCCGGGTCATTCGGCATGACGTCTCACGCGGTATCGTGGCCGCTAAGAACGCGAGCCTTGAGGCGCTGATTGATGCCGGGTGTGAGCACCTCTTCCTGTGGGATGATGACGCCTGGCCTATCGCAGATAACTGGCATTGGCCCTACATCGAATCGCCTGAGCCACATCTGGCGTATCAGTTCCTCGACCTGGCTGGACGCAATAAATTGAACGATATGGCGGTGCTATATCAGGATGATAAGAATGTAGCGTACACCGGTCAGCGCGGCGTGATGCTTTATTACCACCGCAGCGCAATTGAGCAGGTGGGTGGCTTCGATCCGGTATACGGTCGCGGGATGTATGAGCATCCGGATTTAGCGTTACGCATTCACAATGCAGGATTAACCACCTGGGCCTTTGCTGATGTGGTTGGCTCGGAAAAGCTGATCCACTCTATGGATGAGCACGAAGAAGGTACGCGTTCTATTCCACGTCCAGAGCGTGAAGCACTGGCAAAGGCTAATGCTGTTATCTACAGCGCCCGCCGCGACAGCGGTTACACGGCTTTTGTACCATTCCGGCAGCAGCGAGATGTTGTTATCACCACTCTGCTGACCAGTCAGCCTGATCCACAGCGCGGGACTAAACTTGCTCCCGCTGCCGATTTGTTGCAGGCGTGGGCTGCGTCAGTCCGCGGTGCAGATGCTGTTGTTCTGGCTGATGAGCTAACCACTGCTCCGGGCGATGCATGTCTTATTCATGTACCTGCGCTTCAGATGAGTCCCTATTTCGCCCGCTGGCTCCATATCTATCAGTACCTCCGTGCTCACCCAGAGTATCGACGGGTCTGGTGTACCGATGGCACAGACGTTGAGATGCTGCATGCACCGTGGGAAGAGATGGAGTCAGGCAAAATCTATGTAGGCTCTGAGCACAAGACATATGCCGACGAATGGATGAAGGCTAATCACCATGGCAAAGCGTATAGCGATTTCATCGATCAGCATCGTGATGAACCACTGCTAAATGCTGGCCTGCTTGGTGGCAGCCGTGAAGACGTCATGGAGTTTGCGCACCGTAGCATCCGCCTTTACTACCGGATAGAGAGTCATCGCTTCTGGAAGATGGAGACAGCACCCGCCACGTTGGTGGATATGGGGGCCTTCGGGATTACGGCTAAGTCGTTCGGTGATCGAATTATTACCGGCCCTAAGGTGCACACCATCTTCAAAACTGATGGTTTCGGTAAAGAAGGTGCTTGGTTTCGCCATAAGTAGCGAGAGGATGGCATAATGTAAGTGGCTAGGGTAGCTCCCGAAAAGCGGCATCGTCACCGCCTGCCACTTATTCTTTGACGAGCAACTGAGACGAGGTTGTGATGAAGCCGCAAGCATTTACCCATGAAAATGAAGTCCTGGCCATGGCTCCCTTAAGAGAGGAGGACGAAAGCCTATTCTCTAAGCAAATTGTTCGTTTGATAGGTAATGGCGAAATTCAGTGGGACTTTATCTTACCTGATGGAAAAGACTGGCACTTTAGGCAGCAGTTACTTCATCTATCCGACGATGCGAGGCTCGGCGCTTTTAAAAATTACATCCGCCGCGTCCTTAAGGAACAATCTCAAGAAACTATGTTGGTTATTATCGATGGGAAAGAAGTAACGGTCCCGTTTCACTATGAAACCGAAACCGGTGGAAGATTAATTAAAGTCCCTGAGCTTGTAGGTGAGTTTTTAGATGCTTCTGAATTAGGAGGCACCGCGCCAACTTTCATCAGTTCACGCAGATAACCTCATTAATAGATATCAAGAAGCCGCCATTGTGCGGCTTTTTTTATTGGAGATTCGCCGGTGGCTGAAGAGATTAGGTTTGTGGTGGTCGGCCATCACGCCCGGCGGCAACGGGCTGAAGCGCTGGCCATGAGTATCGGCGCCCATCTCCTCCTTGATGAAGAGAATCATGGTGCGAACTGGAATCACCGGCGCGCTATCGAATGGGCAGCAACTCAAACTTGTCGGGTAGTGGTGCTGGAAGACGATGCGCTGCCAGTGAACGGATTCATCGATAAGGTTACTGATTGGCTTGCTCGTTTCCCTGACAAGATGGTGAGCTTCTATCTCGGCACCGGCCGCCCCCCGCAGTATCAGCTGGAGATAGCGACAAAGCTTATTGATGCAGACAGGCGTCAGACTGATTACATCACCATCAACCGTTTAGTTCATGGCGTCTGCTACAGCGTGCCATTGCACAAGCTACAGCAGGTGATTAGCCGCTGGAATCATCGGTCACCTGCGGATTATGCAGTTGGTGATGCATGTGGTGGTTCAGTCATCTATCCGTGTTACTCGCTGGTGGATCATCTGGATAGCGGTGCTGTTGAGCGGCACCCCGATAACGCACCACGCACAGAACGACGCAAAGCCTGGAGGCTGGCCTCATGAAGAAGATTCAACTCGCGAAGATTTATCATGGCGATTTGTTCAAAGGTTTTGGTATTGCTGTAGACGGTGAGCTACTGGATCAGCAGGTTTGCACGACCATTGAATCCACTGGCACCGAGTTACCAACAATCGTTCCTACCTTCTATCTGAAGGATGAGCAGGTAGATAACGCTATTCGTATTCAGGTCTGATCATGGCAAGACTCGCGACGCTTAAACCACGACTCTCGGTTGACCGTACTCATAGAGTGAAGACAGTGACCGTAGCCGATACGCGCATCACAGGCTGGAAGCTTCAGGCGCGACGAAAACGACTGTGGTCGGCTAATCCCTGTTGCGTGATGTGTGGACGTCTGACTGAGTACCCGCACGGCTTCGAACTGGATCACAAGGTGGCATTGCATCATGGTGGTGAAGACATCGATGCAAACTGTCAAATCCTTTGCTGTGGTGCTGATGGGTGCCACCGCAAGAAGACCAATGACGACATGAAAGGCAATCGATAACAATTATCACTCAGCATGACTGATAGTTGCATTTGTAATCATTTCAATGTGAATGATATCGGTTATCATCTGAGGGTGGGGGGGAGTCCAAAAGGTTCAGGACGATTCTCTACGAAACCTCGCCCCCTCTCACGCACAGAAAATATCCCCTTTTGGAGGGTGTAAACATGTTAACAGCCCAGAAGCGAAAATTCGCGCTGGCGCTGATTTCCGGTATGTCGAAAAAAGATGCGGCAATAAAGGCTGGGTATTCGGAAAACTCCGCACGCTCCAAGGGTTCGCAGCTTGCTAAAGACCCGGAAGTCATCGCTTTTATTGGCCGCAAAAGCAAAGAAAAGGTTGAAGTTGATGACCTGCCGACGCATGGAAAAAAAGTTAATACCCCAGCGGTAAAGCCTGAACCTGAACCAGCCCCGAAAACCATTCCGGAAGAAGGTCAATATGATGACCCGCTTGAGTTTCTTAAGTCGGTCATGAACAACCGCGCTGAAGACATTGATACCCGTAAAGACGCTGCTAAAGCGATGCTTCCCTACCTTCACAGCAAAAAGGGTGAGGGTGGGAAGAAGGATGCGAAGCAGGCTGCTGCTAAAGCGGTTGCCAGCAAGTTCATGGGCATGGCTCCGCCGCAGCTGATTGTGAATAACGGGAGATAGTTATGCCTGAGTGGTCCACCGCATGCGCTGACTGGGCCAGCAGGCTCATTAACCGCGAGTCAATCATTCCGCCGCCTATCTTCAGAGATTCTGGTGAGCATGCACTGTCTATCTTTAAAGAACTCAGGGTAACTGACCTGCCTGGAAAGCCGACATTTGGCGAGTGTTCAGAACAGTGGGTGTTTGATTTTGTGCTGGCAATATTCGGAGGCTATGACCAGCAAACCGGCAATCAGATGATCCGGGAGTATGGTCTTCTCATCAGCAAGAAGAACACGAAATCAACTATTGCTGCCGGGATTATGCTGACCGCGCTGATTATCTGCTGGCGTGCTGATGAAGAGCATCTGATTCTGGCACCGACAAAAGAGGTTGCCGATAACTGCTTTAAACCAGCTGCCAGCATGGTCCGTGAAGATGAAGAGCTCTCAGCACTTTTTCACGTTCAGGATCACATTCGCACCATAACCCATCGGGTTAATCGCAACAGCCTGAAGGTCGTGGCTGCTGACAGCGATACGGTGTCGGGCAAAAAGGCCGGCCGAATTCTGGTGGAGGAATTGTGGCTGTTTGGCAAAAACGCCAAAGCGGATGCGATGTTTATTGAGGCGCTGGGCGGGCAGGTGTCGCGTAATGAAGGCTGGGTGATTTACCTGACCACACAGAGCGATGAGCCGCCTGCAGGAGTCTTCAAAAAGAAACTGGATTACTGGCGTAACGTCCGTGACGGGATCATAAAGGATGGCAAAACGCTCGGCATCCTTTATGAGTTCCCGCCTGAAATGGTGGAAAATGAAGGTTTCCGCAATCCGGATAATTTCTACATCACCAATCCAAATATGGGCCGCTCAGTCAGTAAAGAGTGGCTGGATGATGAGTATCTTAAGCGGTCGCAGGAAGATGAAGGCAGCCTGAGAAAGTTTCTCGCCAAACATCTGAACGTTGAAATCGGCATGAATCTCCGTAACGACCGATGGGCCGGTGCGGAGTTCTGGGAAACGCAGTCTGATCCGTCTGTGACATTCAAACAGATTTTAAGCCGGTGCGAAGTTATCACAGTAGGCATAGACGGCGGCGGGCTTGATGACCTTCTCGGCCTTTCCGTGGCCGGTCGCGATAAGAAAACCCGCGACTGGCTCACCTGGTCTCATGCCTGGTGCCATGAAAAGATGCTGGAGCGCCGTAAAAGCGAAGAAAGCAAACTGCGTGACTTTGAAAAGCAGGGCGATCTGACCATTGTGAAAAGAGTTGGTGAGGATGCTGATGAAGTTGCGATGTATGTATCGCAGATTTATGAGGCCGGGCTGCTGGACAAAGTTGGCATGGACCCCGCGGGGATCGGCGTTCTGCTCGATACGCTGATTGATGCAGGCATACCGCAGGATTCAGTGGTGGGTGTCAGTCAGGGCTGGAGGCTGGGCGGCGCATGTAAAACCACAGAGCGCAAACTGGCAGAGGGCGCCCTGAAACATGCACCTCAGCCCCTGATGAACTGGTGCGTTGGCAATGCCAAGGTAGTCATCAGCGGCAATGCACCACTGGTGACCAAGGGTGCCAGCGGCGTCGGTAAAATCGACCCGCTGATGGCTCTATTTAACGCCATATATCTGATGGCACTGAATCCGGCCGCGACCAAAAAAGAATACAGCGTGTTTTTCATTTAGAAATTCCGCTTTCAACGACCCGCTCCGGCGGGTTTTTTCGTTTCTGGAGAAAGGGAAATGAAGAATCAGCACGCCGTCAGCCTTCTGAAGGTGAAGGCGGTCAATGAGGATACGCGGGAAATCACTGGCATCGCGACAACGCCTTCACCGGATCGGTATGGCGACATCGTGATGCCTGAGGGCGCAAAGTTCCAGTTACCTATCCCGCTGCTCTGGCAGCATGACCACCAGTCTCCCATCGGGCAGGTGACCAGCGCTAAGGTGACCGCCGAGGGAATTGAAATCAAAGCCACGCTGGCTAAAGCAGACTCCCCCAGTCAGCTCGCGGCGCGACTTGAAGAAGCATGGCAGAGCATCCGGCTTGGCCTTGTAAAAGGATTGTCGATCGGCTTCCGGCCTATTGAATACGCCTATATCGATGAAGGAGGCATCCGTTTTACGAGCTGGGAGTGGTACGAGCTCTCGGTCGTAACAGTGCCGGCTAATGCCGAAGGCTCGATCCAGACCGTTAAATCTATCGATGAGAGATTGCGTGCCGCGTCTGGCAAACCGCATATCGTGTCGAAAATCACAAAATCCGCTGGCGATACAGCAACTAAACCCGTTCAAATTAAAGGAAATTCAATGAATATTGCAGAGCTTATCAAAAGCTATGAAGCTAAACGTGCATCGCTGGCGGGGTCAATGGAATCCATTATGACCAAAGCCGCTGATGAAGGCCGTACGCTGGATGCCGAGGAGGATGAGCTGTACGAACAGCATTCTTCTGAAGTCAAATCAGTTGACGTTCACTTATCTCGCCTGCGCGATATGGAAGCAACTAAAGCAGCCACGGCTACGCCGGTGACAAAAGCGGCTAATGGCACGTTTGTAAATACTTCTGCAAGCCAGGCTCCGGGCGTGATTCGCGTGGAGAAAAAGCTGGAGAAGGGCATTGGCTTTGCGCGGTTCGCCAAATGTCTGGCAGCAGCAGGCGGCAGTCGCAGCGATGCACTGGAAATTGCAAAAGCACAGTATCAGGATGACGCCAAGCTTCACCACGTTATCAAAGCCGCAGTTGGCGCTGGGTCAACCACCGATCCTAAGTGGGCCGGCAGCCTGGTTGAATATCAGGAGTACGCTCAGGACTTCATTGAATTCCTGCGCCCTCAGACACTCATTGGCCGATTTGGCCAGGGCAATATCCCGGCATTACGTAGCGTACCTTTCAACGTGCGTATCCCGGCACAGACTTCAGGTGGTTCCGCCGGCTGGGTTGGCCAGGGTAAAGCCAAGCCACTGACCAAATTTGATTTCGAATCCATCACCTTCGGTTTCGCTAAAGTGGCTGCCATTGCCGTTCTGACTGATGAGCTGATCCGCTTCTCTAACCCAGCTGCAGACGCTCTGGTGCGTAATGCGCTGGCGGAGGCGGTCATTGCACGTCTGGATACTGACTTTATCGACCCGGCGAAAGCAGAGGTCAATAACGTATCTCCTGCATCAATTACGAACGGAATTACGGGTATCCCTTCAACCGGCAATCCTGACGATGATGCATCTGCGGCGTTCGCAACCTTTGTGACTGCCAACCTTCAGCCGACTGGCGCGGTCTGGCTGATGTCCAGCACTACCGCGCTCTCTCTGTCTATGCGAAAAAATGCGCTGGGCCAGAAAGAATACCCTGATATGAGCATGCTTGGCGGTACATTCCAGGGACTTCCGGTGATCGTTTCACAGTACGTCGGCAATCAGCTGGTGCTGGTTAACGCACCTGATATCTACCTGGCTGATGACGGTGGCGTAGCTGTCGACATGTCTCGCGAAGCATCGCTTGAGATGGAAAGTGCGCCAACAGGTGACAGCATGACTCCAACACCGGTTGAGATGGTTTCCATGTTCCAGACCAACAGCGTGGCAATCCGCGCCGAACGCTGGATCAACTGGAAGCGTCGCCGTACTGCGGCGGTGGCGGTGATTACCGGTGTTAACTACAGCGCTAACGCCGGCAGCTAAGGAGATGCGGGGAGAAATCCCCGCTTTTTTCTCTATGAAACAGGTTCGTTATCTGAAAAACACCCACGATGCACATGCGGGTGAGAAACGCTTTCTGCGTGACGATCACGCTGAGGTTCTCCGCTTAACCGGCCATGTCGAATTTATTGATATTGTCGAGAAAAAGGCAAAGAGCCTGAAAAAGAATTAACGCTCAGGAGAAGCAGCCAATGTTCGGTTTCCGCAAAAAACCAAAGGAAGAAAAGGCGCTTCAGGCTGCTAATGGTGGCTGGTGGCGAAGGATTTTTGAGTCATTTTCCGGCGCATGGCAGCGAAATATAGAAGTAGACAGTACAACAGTGCTGGCTTACCACGCGGTCTTTACCTGCATTTCTCTAATTGCCGCAGATATCGCGAAAATGCCGATATTGCTTAAAAAGAAACTGAGCAGCGGTATCTGGACGGATCACAGCGATGCGAAGATTTCCCCGTTGCTGAGAAAGCCAAACAGCTTTCAGACACGCATGCAGTTCTTCGAGTGCTGGATGAATTCAAAGCTTTCTGATGGCAACACCTATGTGCTGAAGTTGCGTGATGTCAGCGGGAACGTTAAGCAACTGCGCGTCCTGGACCCAAACAAAGTTACGCCTTACGTGACCGACGATGGAGAAATTTTCTATCAGGTCAGGCCGGATAATATTCACGGGCTGGAGCAGCAGGTAATGGTGCCGGCGCGGGAAATTATTCACGATAGGTTCAACTGCTTTTTCCATCCTCTTTGCGGACTGTCACCTATTTATGCCTGTGGGCTGACAGCAATGCAGGGCGATGCGATTCTGACAAACTCCGCAAATCATTTTAAAAACGGCGGAAAACCCGGAGGCGTTATTAAAGTTCCGGGGGCGGTCGATGCAGATAAAGCACGGGAAATAAAACAGAACTGGGACGAGGGTTATTCCGGCGAAAATGCCGGAAGGACAGCATTGCTGGCTGATAATGCATCATTTGAAGTTATTGCTATGACAGCCGTAGACGCTCAGATGGTCGAGCAGTTAAAACTGACTGCTGAAATCATTTGTTCCACATTCCACGTCCCGATTTATAAGGTTAATGCGGCATCCACACCGTCCTATAACAATATTGAGGCTCTCGATCAGGGTTACTACTCGCAGTGTCTCCAGACGCACATCGAAGGCATTGAGCTTCTGTTGGATGAGGCTTTAGACCTTGACGCGCTGACCGGTGTGGAATTCGATCTGAATACACTGATCCGCATGGACACTGAAGGGCGTTACAAAACCTACAGCGAAGGCATCGGTGCTGGTTTCCTCACCCCCAATCAGGCGCGCAAAAGCGAAAATATGCCCCCGGTTGAAGGTGGTGACACACCATACCTGCAGCAGCAGAACTATGCGCTGTCAGCTTTAGCCAGAAGGGACGCCAGTGACGATCCGTTTGGCACTCAATCCAAATCTGAACCGGCCACCACGCCGACACCACCTGTTGACGATGAAAGCAGCAAAGCTCTTACTGAGCATGAGCATTTCATGGTCAAGGCAATGCTGAAAGGACTGCTTACCCATGAATGAACGTGACATGTCACTGCTGAAGGCGGTCGGCGAAGCAGTAAAAGAGCAGCTGTCAGCAGTGCAACAACGCTATGAAACCGCGCTGAAGGAACAGGCTGAAGAAATTAACAGGCTCAAAAGTCTGGTTGAGCAGTGCCAGCAGTCAACGCCGGATGAGCAGGCTATTGCTGCTTTAGTGCTGGCGCAGATTGAGGTTCCTGCCGCGCCGGTGCTGCCGGATATTGAATTGATGGTGAAAGATGCGGTAGCTGAGATTCCGGTGCCGGAATCGCCAGTTCTGCCTGATATCGACGGCATGATTCAGCGGGCTGTCTCTGCCATCGAAGTGCCGCAACCCGATCCGCTGCCGGATATCGCGCAGATGGTGAAAGATGCGGTGGCTAACATACCTAAGCCGGAAGATGGTGAGCCTGGCGAAGATGGAAAAGACGCGCTTCAGATTGAAATTATGCCGCATATCGATGCTGAGAAATCATACCCGCGTGGCACCTATGCCATGCATCACGGCGGCCTGTGGCGCTCATATCAGAAAACAACGGGTATGAATGGCTGGGAGTGCCTGGTAGACGGTATCAGCGATATTGATATTACTCAGGCCGAAGAGCGCCAGTTCACTGTCACGGCGGTTAAATCAAGCGGTGAAAAAACAGAGAAAACGTTCAGCGTGCCGGTAATGATCTACCGCGACATTTTCAAAGAGGGCGAGAAGTATTACCCGGGTGACAGTGTTACGTGGGGCGGCTCGGTCTGGTACTGCCATCAGGAAACAGGCGATAAGCCTGGTGAAGATGGATCAAAGGGCTGGAAATTAGCTGTTAAGCGTGGTCGTGATGCGAGGGCTAAATAATGCTGGAATTTGTGACCCTCAGCGAAGCCAAAGAGCATCTGCGTATTGACACGGATGATGGTGATTCAGACCTGCAGTTAAAAATTTACTCTGCGAGTGCAGCCGTACTGGATTACATACAGGGGAGCCGTGACAAAGTTGTCGGCGAAGATGGCAAAATCATTGACGCCGCACCTGAACTTCAGCGCGTAAAACAGGCAACCCTGATTTTAGTAGGCATCCTTGATCGCGTCCGTGGCGGGGAGGAAGAGAGCCAGTATAAGCAGGGCGAATTACCTTACTCGGTGACATGCCTGATTTATTCCCTTCGAAAACCAACCATTCTTTGAGCGCAGGAGCATATATGGCATGCAGTGGCTGTCAGGCGCGCCGTGACTGGATAAAGAAATGGACCAGAATTGCCTATGAACGAGCAACAGGTAAGCGAGCTGCTGAAAGCGATGTCAGCACAAACAAAAGCAATGACCGATCAGACAGCGGCAATAAGCCGCCTGGCTGAATCTAACGAGTCGTTAGCCGCGGTGCTTTATCAGACCTTTGCTGATGAGGTGCAGGATGATATGCCGGCTGCCACTTATCTAAGCGGAAAGCCAAAGGGGTAGTTCATGCAGGCAGGCAAATTGCGGCATCGCGTCTCGCTTCAGGAGCCGGTTAAGACCCAGAACCCTCTAACCGGAGCAACCGTCAACTCATGGCAGGAAATTAAAAAGCTATGGGCTGACGTTGTACCACTGTCAGCGCGGGAGTTTATAGCGGCGCAGGCTACTCAGGCTGAAGTCACAACGCGTATAACGATCCGTTTTCGCAGCGACATCACTGCAAAACACCGCATCGTATACGGGAATAAAATATTCAACATTGAGGGTGTGCTTCCTGACCCTGAAAGCGGCCGGGATTACCTGACATTGCCGTGTTCGGAGGGCGTTAACGATGGCTGATGGTGTGGAGTTTTCCCTGACCGGTCTGGATACGCTGCTTGGCCGGCTGGATTCAATCAGCGATGACCTGAAGAAAAAAGGGGGCCGGGCGGCACTGCGCAGAGCAGGAAATGTCATTGTTGACAGGGCAAAGGCGAATGCCCGTCGCCTTGATGATATTCATACCGGGCGGAGCATCGCCGACAACATAGCACTGCGGTGGAACGGGCGCGTATTCCGGCGAACCGGTGATCTAGCTTTTCGGATCGGCGTACTTCACGGCGCAGTACTCAAAAATCATCCTGATAAAGCAGTGAATGCGCCAACCCCTCACTGGCGTTTACTGGAGTTTGGCACTGAAAAAATGCGGGCTCAGCCAATTATGCGGCCAGCTGCTGAGAATGGTGTGGATATGGTCATCAGCACGTTCGTCAATGAATACGATAAGGCGCTGGACCGGGCTATTGCCCGCGCCCGCAAAAAAGGGACACAGGCATGATTGCACCAATCTTTCCGGTCTGTTCCTCCAGTGCTGCAGTTAACGCTCTGATTGGTGGTGATCGCCTCAGGCTTTATCCGTTCGGCCTTCAGGATGATGATGTTATCTATCCCTATGCGGTATGGCAGAACATCAGCGGTGAGCCAGAAAATTATCTCGGACAACGACCTGACGCGGACGCGTTTACGCTGCAGGTTGATGTCTATGCGAATACCCCCGACGAAGCAATCGCAGTTGCCGCTGCTCTGCGTGATGCCATTGAGCCACACGCATATATAGCGCGCTGGGGCGATCAGACTCGCGACAGTGAAACTAAACGCTACCGCTATTCATTTGATGTGGACTGGATAGTCCGTCGCTAATTACCTCACCAACTAACCAACCGGCCCTGAGCCGGTTTTTTTACGCCTGGAGATAACCATGTCTGTACTTTCGCAGGGCACTCAGCTTTACGGATTGATCCGTGGAGTCGTGCATGAAATTGAATGCATCACAGCATTCAACCCCGGCAGCAGCCCGGCCGATCAGATTGAAGATACCTGTCTCAGCGAAAAGAATACGCGCACTTATAAAAAAGGTCTGCGTACGCCTGGGCAGGCCTCAGTTAGCGTAAATGCTGACCCTGAAAACGAATCGCATTACCTCTTCTGGCAACTTGCAGAGATGGATGAATATGCAAATGAAACCATTCAATGGGCTATTGGCTGGTCAGACGGTGAGTCTTCCCCAACTGTAGAAAACGGTGAGTTGACTCTTCCCTCTGACCGTACCTGGTACACGTTTCAGGCTTATGTCAGCGATTTTCCTTTTGATTTCCAGAGTAATTCGGTTGTTTCAACTGCTGCAACAATGCAACGCAGTGGGCGCGGCGTATGGGTACGTAAGGTAACCGCCGGTTCTTAATACTCAGGGGCTGCGGCCCCATTTTTAGCAGGTAAAGCATGAAGCTCACGCTTGAATCACTTAAATCCTCCGGAGCCTTTACCGGGCGACCGGTCGAAAAAGAAATTAACTGGAAGCAGGGCGATAAAGAATTTACCGCTACGGTCTATGTCCGTCCTATGGGCTATCACACTGCAACCTCAGATGTTTTAGCAATGGGCGGGAAGGTGGACGGCGTGGCCGGCCGCATTGCGGCATCAATCTGTGATGAATTCGGTAAGCCCGTCTTCACGCCGGCAGACATTACCGGCGAGGCTGACCCGGATCGTGGCTCTCTTGATGGTGCGCTGACCATTGCACTGCTGGTGGCGATTCAGGAAGTTAACGACCTGGGAAAGACTTCGAGCTCAGTGCCGAAGACGAATTCTGGTGCGAGCTCGTCCTCAACGGTATCGGCGGACGCACCATCGCCGAAGCGCGTGAAGCGATCAGCTTCAAAGAGTCGCAGCTCTGGGCGAAGTTCCGGGAACGTTACGGAAGCCTGAACCCTATGATGCGCACCGAATGGGGAGCAGGGGTGGTCGCAAGCACCATTGCCAATGTGAACCGGGATGCGAAAACGCCGCCGTTCAGTCCAACAGACTTCACGCTGCATTTCACAAAAGTCACTGCTGCTGATGAGCCGATTTCACTTGATGAAGCCATGGCCAGCTGGGGATAACGGCCGCCAGACGGAGATTTTATGGCTTCAAAATCACTTGGCACCCTGACGATTGACCTGATTGCTAAGGTGGGTGGCTTCGTATCAGGCATGGATAAGGCGGAACGTGCCTCTGAGAGGTGGGCTAAGCAGGTCCAGAAGGACGCCGCTACCAGCTCTGCTGCACTGCTCTCAGTGGGCGGAGCGGTTCAGGCGGCAGCTTTGGCCGCAGGCACAGCCGGCTTCGCCTTACTGAAATCAACGTCTGAACAGGTGAATGCCACAGACCAGTGGGCTAAGTCGCTGAAGATGTCCACTCAGGAGTTGCTGGCATGGCAGTTCGCGGCTGAAAAAGCCGGTGTCGCCGGCGACAACATGGCGGACATATTTAAAGACCTCAGCGACAAAATCGGTGACGCCGTCCTGAATAAGTCGGGCGAGGCCGTCGATGCGCTGAATGCGCTTGGTCTGTCTGCCGAGAAGCTGTCGAAGGTTTCGCCGGATAAACAGATGCTGGCGATTGGCGAGGCGCTGGGGAAAATCAGTACCAACGCGGCTAAGGTCACGATCCTTGAAAGTCTGGGTAATGACCTTTCCAAGCTTCTTCCGCTGTTCGACAACAATAACGCCAAGCTGAATCAGTTTATACAGCTGGCCAAAGATTATGGCGTAGCGCCTGACCCGCAATCTATTGATGATCTGATCAAGGTCAACGACCTGTTCCAGGACATGGAGGCGCAGGTAAAAGGCCTGAAGATGGAAATTGCCGCAGGTCTTGCGTACGTTGACCTGAGCCCGCTGAATAACTCTCTTTCTGAGATTCACGATGTACTGACCGATCCGAAGGTGCTGCAGGGTATTGCCGATTTGGTGAGCCAGGTGGCGCAGCTTGCCGGATGGCTGATTAAAGCCGCAGCCGGCGCAGGGAAACTCGCCACATCATCATCCAACCGGATGGCCGCGCTGGGTAACCGGGTTGATATGAATAACCCGGACCAGATTCAGGCACGCATTGATTACCTCAACAGCGCCACAAAAGATCGCGGCAACGGAATGTACGACGGCAGTCAGACCTTCCTCGGCTGGATCATGGGTAAAGACGACAGCGTTAAGGCGGTATCGGACGAAATTGCCACGCTGACCGGCCGTCTGTCAGAGCTGAATAAGCAGCCGAAAGATATCAAAGTGTCATCCGATGTGACGCCTGGCACGGCGTCATCATTGCTGAGTTTCGGACTGGATAAAGGCGAAACAAACGGCAAGCCACCGGCGACCAAAAAAGATACATCTGCTGCAAAGATGGAGTCTGCTTTCAGAGCTACCGAGCGCAGTTATATGCGCCAGATTGAGCTCATCGATACCACAGGTAAAAAGACTGCGGTAGTGACTGAGCAGCAAAAGCTTCAGTTTGATATTGCTGACGGTAAGCTGCAGGGGCTGAACGCCACGCAACAGAAACGCCTGGAGTCGCTGGCACAGGAAGTTGACCGGCTGAACGCAGTCAAAAAGGCGAATGAAGAAAATGCCAAGGTGGCTGCGTTTGTCGCAAACCTGCAGGCGCAGAACAGCAATGCAAAATCGTCACTGAATATCGACGTTCAGGGTGCCGGTGTCGGTGATAAAGAACGCCAGCGCATGAAAGAGCGGCTGAATATTGAAAGGGAATACCTCGATCAGCAGCGCGAACTGCAGACGCAGTATCAGTCAGGCGACATAACCAAATCGCTTTATGACAGAGAAACCAGCGCCATCAGCAGCGCCATGAGTGATCGCCTTAAAATGCAGGAGGACTATTACAAAAGCATGGATTCCATGCAGTCCGACTGGATGGGCGGTGTCAGCGATGGCCTGGCTAACTGGCTGGATACCTCATCCAATTACTCAGCGTCAGCGGCTAACGTGGTCAGCAGTTCTATGGACAGCGCTCTGGATAACGTCTCGTCCATGCTCATGGGGAATAAAGCCAGCTGGAAAGACTGGGCATCATCGGTTCTCAGCATGATCGCCAAGGTCGCACTGCAGATGGCCGCAGTCAATCTGGTCAGCGGCATAGTGAGTTCTGTCGGTGGTGCTGCGGTCGGTGCTGCGTCAGCCGGCGGCGGCACGGCAAATAACTCTTTCAGCGGCGGTGCGTATAACAACCTGACGCTGAATGCTAAGGGAGGCGTGTACGAATCCCATGATCTGAGCCAGTACAGCGGCTCGGTCGTCAGTTCGCCAACGTTATTTGCTTTCGCTAAGGGCGCTGGCCTTATGGGTGAGGCGGGTCCTGAAGCGATAATGCCGCTGACTCGGGCGGCAGATGGCTCACTTGGCGTGCGTGCGATAGGCAGTGGCGGCGGTAGTGGAGGTACCTCAATCTCAGTCAGCGCACCCGTCACGGTTGAAGGTGGCGGAGCCGGTGAAACCAGCAGCGCTAATACTGCCAATACCGCGCGTCAATTGCAGAGCATGATCCAGACGGTTATTTCAGACCGCCTGAAGAAAGAGATACTGCCTGGCGGCATACTGTATCGCGGCGGATAAAATTCAACGGTGGAATATGGCGATTGATACTTTTGACTGGTGCGTCAGGACCGGGGCAACGGAAGAAGTTAACGTTGCCACACTTCAGGCTCAGTTCGGCGATGGCTACAAACAGGTAGCCGGCTCAGGCATTAACAGCGTTATGGAGTCGTGGCCGGTGACATGTAGCGGTTCAAAATCTGAAATGAAAGTGGTGCGTGAATTCTTTAAAACTCATGTGACGACCTCGTTCTGGTGGGAGAACCCGTGGGGCGATAAAAATCTCTACCGTGTCAGAGCTGATTCTATCCGGCCCAATTTCATCAACGGAAACTTTGTTGAAATTGCAGTGACGTTCGACCGGGCTTTTGCTCCGTGAAGTGTGATGGCCACAACAAGGGGCGCTTATGCGCCCTTTTTTATTGGGTGAAATATGAGTTTTAACCAGGACATTCAGGCGCTGGAGCCGGGCAGCCTTGTGCAGTTGATTGAAATTGACGGGACCGCTTTCGGGCTGGACACCATCCTGCGCTTTCATGCTTATAACCTGCCAACGGAAGGCTGGCAGTCTTTTGCAGCCGAAAATCTGCCTTCAATTATCTGGCAAGGTAACGAGTACGATCCGCACCCGTACGAGCTGACCGGTATGGAGATGAGCAGCTCAGGGTCACAGCCCACACCAAAGCTTTCTGTGGGCAACGTGGGGAACTATGTCACCGCGCTGTGCCTGCAGTTTGACGACCTGGTGAAAGCGAAGGTGCGCATCCACACCACGCTGGCAAAGTACCTCGACGCTGCAAACTGGGTGACGGGTAACCCTAACGCCAACCCGCAGGAGGAGCGGGTGCAGCTGTTCTACGTTAACTCGAAGTCTTCAGAGACGCGCACGCAGGTGGATTTTGAACTCTGTTCACCGTTTGACATCCAGAGCCTGCAACTGCCATCGCGTCAGATTACGCCGGTATGCACTTGGTGCATGCGTGGCTGGTATCGCACCGGCACCGGATGTGATTACGCTGGCAATCGGTACTTTGCGAAAGATGGCACTCCCACGAATGACCCGTCTAAAGATGTTTGTGGCGGCCGCCTGGCTGACTGTAAGGCCCGGTTTGGTGAAGATCAGCCGCTGCCATTCGGCGGGTTCCCGGCTGCAAACCTTCAGGGCAAATAATCATGCGTAAAAAAATTCTTGAGGCAATCCGAGAGCACGTCGCCGCCGAGTACCCGAAAGAGGCGTGCGGACTGGTTATCCAGTCTGGCCGCGCTCAGACATATGTCCCCTGTAGAAATATCTCTGACTCGCCGACTGAGCATTTCACGCTGTCGCCGGAGGATAAGCGGGCAGCGGAAGCGCAGGGTGACATTCTGATGGTCATCCATTCTCACCCGGACGTGCCGCAGCTTATCCCGTCAGAACGTGACCGGGTTCAGTGCGACTTTTCCGGCGTGGAGTGGGGGATAATGTCGTGGCCGGATGGCGACTTCTGCACTATCAGCCCGCGTACCGACCGCGACTACACAGGTCGCCCCTGGCTGATTGGCGGTAATGATTGCTGGACGCTCATCATGGACTACTACCAGCGTGAGCACGGCATCACCCTGAAAAACTGGTCTGTTGACTATGAGTGGTGGGTGGATGGCAAAGAGAACCGCTATGACGACAACTGGCAGTCTGAGGGGTTTGTGGAGGTTGATCCTGCGGAGATGCGTGAAGGCGACATGATCATGATGCGCATCAGCGCTCCGGTAACGAACCACGCCGCAATCTATCTGGGCAACAATATCATTCTTCACCACAACGCCGGGAGCCTGTCTACGCGGGTTCCTTATGGCGAATACTGGCGTAACCGTACCGTGCGCGTTGTGCGCAGAAAGGAGCTGATGGATGCTTAAAACCATGCGACTAAAAGGCCGGATGGCAAAAATGTTTGGTCAGGTTCACCAGTTTCACGCCGCTGATTTGCGGGAGCTGTTGCGTGCGATGTGCTCACAGGTGCCGGGGTTCAAAAAGTATGTGTCGAATGCGCATTTTAACGGGGTTCGCTTTGCCTTTTTCAGCGGTAAAGACAACATCGGCCTGCAGGAATTCGATATGTCTTCAGCTGCGACTGAGTTTCAGATGGAGCCGGTGCTTGAGGGATCGAAACGAGGCGGCACGCTGCAGATAATCATCGGTGCCGTTGCCATTGTGGCCGCGTTCTTCACAGCTGGCAGTACTCTTGCTCTTTATGGCGCAGCGCTGGGAACAACCACAGCAACAGGGCTTGCTGTGACAGCCCTGACCAGCATCGGCATCAGTATGCTGCTTGGTGGTGTTGTTCAGATGCTGACGCCGCAGCCTAAGTTCAACGTGGGCGCATCTTCCAGCACTGACAACAAGCCTAACTACGCATTCGGTGCGCCGGTGAATACCGTGGCGATGGGTTACCCGATCCCCGTCCTGTATGGGCAGCGGGAAATTGGCGGGGCGATCATCAGCGCGGGCAGCTTTACCAGCGATCAGCAATAAGCAAACCGGGATTAATTTTCAGGCCACCTTCGGGTGGCTTTTTTTATGGGTGAAATATGCGACTTCTTGAAGGTGCCACAATTCAGGGCAATAAAGGCGGTGGCGGCAGCGCTCACACTCCGGTAGAGCAGGCTGATGATCTGCTTTCAATCGCAAAATTAAAAATGCTGCTGGCTATCTCAGAGGGTGAGATTCAGGGCGATTTAACCGCTCAGCAGATTTACCTGAACGATACGCAGCTGGCGAACGATGACGGAACCTACAATTTCACCGGGGTAGTATGGGACTGGCGGAAAGGCACGCAGGACCAGACCTATATTCAGGGCATGCCGGAAGTTGATAACGAGCTTTCCGTGGGCGTTGTGGTCACGCAGGCGGTGGCCTGGACCCGCCAGTTCACCAACCTCACTCTCGATGCCGTCCGGATTAAGCTGAGTCTGCCGGTTCAGTACCAGTACAAAGATAACGGCGACATGGTCGGTACCGTTACGCAGTACGCGGTGGACCTCTCTACAGACGGCGGCTCATGGGTCACGGTGGTTGATGGGAGTTTTAACGGTAAAACCACGTCCGAATATCAGCGCGATCACCGCATTGATTTACCCAAGGCAACGTCAGGCTGGTCCATCAGGGTTCGCCGCATAACGGCGGATTCAACGTCCTCAAAGCTGGTTAACGCTTTCAAAGTCTTCTCGTTCGCCGAGGTTATCGACAGCAAATTACGCTATCCCAATACCGCGCTGCTTTATATTGAAGTCGATGCCAGCCAGTTCAGCGGGCAGGCACCTAAAGTAACCTGTAAACCAAAAGGCCGGTTGGTCCGTGTGCCGACCACCTATGACCCTGTGTCACGCACCTATGCCGGAACATGGCAGGGTGATTTCAAATACGCCTACACGAATAACCCGGCATGGATTTTCTATGACCTGGTGCTGGATAAAATATTTGGTATGGGTACGCGTGTCGATGCCACCATGATCGATAAGTGGGAACTTTATAGCATCGCACAGTATTGCGATCAGATGGTGCCGGACGGCGCTGGCGGAACGGAGCCGCGCTTTACCTGTAACGTCTTCATCCAGAGCCAGCAGGATGCTTACACCGTACTGAAGGACATAGCGGCGATATTTCGTGGCATCACGTTCTGGGGTAACAGCCAGATATTTGTGAATGCTGATGTGCCGCAGGTTGATTCTGACGGTAACGTAGACGTCGATTTCGTTTACCACGCGTCTAACGTGATTGACGGCCTGTTCACCTATGCCGGCGGCAGCTACAAAAACCGTTACTCATCATGCCAGGTGAGCTGGTCCGATCCTGTTAACCACTATTCGGACACCGTTGAAGGCGTTTACGATTCTGATCTGGTGCAGCGCTACGATGTCCGCGAAATGAGCCTGACGGCAATTGGCTGCACATCACAGAGCGAGGCGCACCGGCGCGGGCGCTGGGCTATTCTCTCCAATGCCAAAGACGGGACCATTTCATTCGGCGTAGGCCTGGATGGTTACATCCCGATACCGGCAGAAATTATTGGTGTGGCCGATCCATTCAGGTCGGGTAAACAGAACGGTGGCCGCATCAGTTCAGTGAATGGCCTGCGCATCACCCTCGACCGTCCTGTTGATTACTCAGCGGGTGACCGGCTGGTGGTGAACCTGCCTGACGGCACGGCACAGACGCGGACCATTGGCAGTATCAGTGCCGATAAGAAAACGGTGAGCGTAAATACTTCATTCCGTATGACGCCGGTAGCGGGCGCGGTGTGGGCTATCGACAGTGATAATCTGGCAATCCAGTATTTCCGAGTCACCTCCGTGGCCGGGAACGATGACGGCACGTTTACGATTGCAGGCGTGCAGCACGACCCGAATAAGTACCGCTACATTGATGATGGTGTGCGTATTGAGCCAGCGCCCATTACGGTCACGCCAGTCAGCGTTCTGAAAGCGCCGGCCAGCATCAAAATCACTGAAGTCAGCTTTGTTGAACAGGGGCTTTCTGTCTCCTCAATGCAGGTCACATGGGATCGTGTTGAGGGCGCTATCAGCTACGTGGCTCAATGGCGCAAGGATAAAGGCGATTGGATTAACGTCGCAGTCACTAGCGCGCAGGGTTTCAGCATTCAGGGGATTTATACTGGCGTCTATGATGTACGGGTTCGCGCTGTTAACGCTGCAGAGGTCTCTTCTCCATATGGTTACGCAGACTCCACCTCGCTGAATGGCAAGGCAGGTAAGCCCGGCACGCCGGTTAACCTGAAAGCTACGGATAACGTGGTTTGGGCAATCGATGTAACCTGGGCTTTCCCTGATGGCTCTGGCGATACTGCTTATACGGAAATTCAGGTTGCCACCACGGCAGACGGCCAAAACCCTCAGTTTTTGGCATATGTACCTTATCCGGGTGTCAGCTATCAGCACGGACCGATGCCAGCCGCTTTACGCCGCTGGTATCGCGCCCGGCTGGTGGACCGTATTGGCAACACAGGGGACTGGACTGCTTTCACTGCTGGCATGTCCAACGTTAACGCTGATGATCTCATTGGGAGCGTGGTGGAAGAGTTTTTGACTTCACCCGATGGCAAGCAGCTGCTGGAACCTCTTATCACAGACCCTCAGGCATTATTGCAAAATATGCTGGCTGATTACGATTCAGTCAATCAGCAGTGGTCTCAGTATGGTAATAACCGTGCAGGGATACTTCAGGCGCAGAAAGTAGCAGCCGATGCTCAAAGCTCTATTGCACAACTTGAGACAAATGTAGTTGCCAGCTTTGCAACTACTAATCAGAACATAGCCAATACAAATCAGAACATCGCTAATACTAATCAGAAGGTAGATTCTCAGGGGCAGGCCATCGTTGCCAACGAAGCGGCAATTCAGCAGAAGTTTACAGCTTATGCAGATGCTTCAAGTCCATCCGCAATTTATACCTTGAAAACTGGCATTCGCTACAACGGTGTTAATTACGATGCCGGGCTATCTGTTGCCGCAACTGTAAATGGTAGCGGTGGAGTGGACACACGCGTTGCCGTTAACGCCAACCAGTTTGTTGTCATGAGCGGAGTCGGCAATAGCCTTTACTCACCGTTTGTCATCAAGGACGGCCAGGTTCTTATTAGTCAGGCATTTATCGGACAGGGTTGGATTAACAACGCGATGATCGGTGATTACATCCAGTCTAATAACTACGTTGCAGGTAGTGCTGGCTGGCAGATAAACAAATCAGGAAATGCCGAGCTAAATAACGCCACTGTAAGAGGCACTATTTACGCATCTGCAGGTGATTTGAGTAATGTCATCATTAGAGAAAACTGCACAATACTAGGGACGCTTAGTGCCTCAAAAATAAACGGGCCACTAATGCAGGCAAAAAGCTTCTATTTTGCTCATACGGCTACCAATGCCAGTAGCACTATTTATTGGGATGGTACAGCAGGGAAGGGGGATGTCCCTATGACCCTAAGTGGCCGCATTATCCGTTCGCGCAATAACACTCAGGGCGCATCGCGCGTGGTGTTAAATACAGCGGCAGGTTCTCAGGAGGTACCGGCGGCGTTTAAGTTTGATGTAGGAACAACAGCTGCGCGCAATATCACTGAATATTCTTTCTCAGTAGACGTAGGAACAGGAGCTGCCAACGTGCAGTTGTTTGCTGGCGCGCTCAATCAGGGCGCGAACGAAGGAGTAGCATGGTCTATACAGATATTCGCTTCTCCAACCGCTAACCAGTTCCATATTTAATTCCCAATATAACTAATAGCCCGGCCAACGCGCCGGGTTTTTTATTGCCCGGAGAAAGCTATGCCAGCAGGCACTATTACAGTTACCAACGGTTCAGCAACTGTGACAGGAAGTGGAACCAGTTTTATTACAGAGATCAAAGTAGGTGATTTCATCGGAGTGATTGTAGGCGGGACAACTTACACGTTAATTGTGGCGTCCATCGTATCCGGTACTCAGTTGACTATTGGAGCCGCTTATACTGGCCCGACAGCTGGCGGACTTGCATGGTATGCCGTGCCAGCCAGTTTAATGTATGCCGTTACTCAACAAGCCATGAATGACATGGGAAAAATTCTGCGAGGTATGATTCAGGAAAAGGCGAACTGGCAGCAGGTTTATAGTGCAAGCGGCAATATCACTGTAACTCTTCCAGATGGCTCTACCTACTCTGGGCCGTCCTGGAACTCAGTAGTTAACTCTGTAGGCGGAAAGCTCGACAAAGCAGGTGGAACAATGACTGGGGCCTTATTTCTGCCAGCTCTTGAGATATCTGCAGCAACACCTTTTATCGACTTCCATCTGGGTTCCGGCACTACAGATTTCGACGTTCGTGTGATAAACGATTCGGCCTCCCAGCTGACAATATCGTCAGCAAATGGCAATGCCCTGGTGAGGACCATTGGTGCCACGCGGTCTTTTAATCATCACGTCACTAATGCTATCACGGGAACACAGGCGCAGGTTGGAGGTGGTTATGTCGACCATGCAGGGTCTCGCACTCGCTTACTGAATCAACCACTTAACGCTTCGGGTGGTTTTGATTTAATTGCAATGAATGCCAGCGGAATAGCTAAATGCACATGGAATTTAAACGTCGATGGTGGCATTGCCGGTCCTCTTGGAGCCGTTATATGGCAAAGCTCAGACAAATCGATGAAGTCTGATATATCTGACCTTAATGATGGCTCAGGCGGTGCCAAAAGCAGACTTATGCAAATAAGGCCGCGAGAATTTACGTGGAAATATAACGATAAAAAAGACCGGGGGTTTATTGCTCAAGAAATGATTGCCATAGATGAGCGATATGGAAACTATTCCTTTAAAGAGTATGACCCTGAAAACGACAGCAATGACCTTTCCGGAAAAAAAGAAGGAATTTACGGCTTATCAGATCGCGCAATCATGGCTGATGTTATTGCTGTCATCCAGCAGCAGCAAAAAACCATAGAAGCACAGAGTGAAATCATTGTGGCAATGGGCATCAGACTGAAAGATTTGGACGGTCTGGATGGATAAAAAGCTCCGGCTACGGAATGCGTGATAAGGCCAGGTTTGCCAACAGGCAACTACCAGGTAGCCGCCAAGAAAAAAGCCCGCATTAAGCGGGCCAATCATTCGGATGTTGTTGTTTCTGGTTATATATACTGCTGTGTGCGGAGAGCATCATAGGCTTTAGTTGCACAATTAGTAACCTCTGCGATGAGATATAGAATAGGCTCACTGGCTCAAGGCCATTCAAAGCTGCGGCCTCTTCTATCAATGCCAGTTAATAAACGCATGCGGCAGGCATAAAAAAGCCCGGCGACCGGGCAATGACTCAGCCGCTCCTGTCTGAGCAGGTTGCGGGGTGGGTAATTTGAGATTAGTCACTCCTGTCGACGGCTGCCCGATTAAAACCCCTTTGAGCTCAGTCCCTTTACAAATCTGTGAGCCGCTCCGCCTTGATCTAAACCACCGATAGATATTACTGTTTATCCATACAGTATCTATCAAAGGGAGCTTTCATCATGGCGCGCAACAGCGATATCAAAGGCGCATTTTTACAGGCCATAAGCAGAGACGGCAGGGGGCGGCAGGTAGTAACCACGGGCGCATTCCAGCGAAGCCTTGAGGCGGTCAATCACATCTGGACGCTGCAACAGTGCAACCAGTGGATACGTCGCGAACAGAACATGTTCAGAGAACTGGTAACTGATGGCGGCGACAACCGTACTTACGCACTGATGAACATGGGATATGTGAGGTAACTATGGGCTTTCCATCTCCTGCGCAGGACCATATTGAGCACCGGCTTAACCTGAACAGTATCCTGATGCCGAACCCAGCCAATATGATGCGCATTGAAACGCCGGAAGGATTCGTACTGGTAGACCGTTCTGCCCGGATGAAGCCCGGCGACACCGTCGCATATCAGCTAGAGGATTACCCGCAGATTGGGAAACTGTTCCCCCGCGGCATCATCACTCAGGATGGCGAGACGATCGACGGTCAGGGGCTTGATGGGGTAGTGGTGCTGGGAAAGGTGACGACCGAAGTTCTCGCTGTGTATGAGCCATACAGACCTATTATCTAAATAACCAAAAACAGCAGCCGCTTTTGGCTGCTGTATTGATTAATGAAAAATGCTTAACTGGAGACTTCATCGTTTCTTTTATCCTGCAATTCCTTAAACCTGTCATGCAGTGATCGAGGATAAAGTTCAGTGTAAATCTGCCATAAAGTTTTAAGCGAACGATGCCCTGTTACCTGAGCGACTTCCTCGATAACAAAACCCGCCTCAAACAATCTGCTCGCCCCCTCTCTGCGAAGATCGTGATAGCGCAAATCCTGAATCTCTAACTTATCCCTTTCTTCACCAAACACTATAGAAATCCTTTTATGGCGGAACGGGAAGATCAACTCACTGGTTTTCGGTTGCTCCTGCAAAATGTCCCATGCTTCGCCCAGTAATGGTACATACATGTGGTTACCCATCTTCTTCCTGGGATGCTTACGGTCACGGACAAGGACAGCTTTCTGAGCCTCATCAACATCATCCCAGCGTAAGCTTGTGACTTCTCCTATACGCATACAGGTAAGGATGGAAAACATGAATATTCGGTGGAAAGGAATCTTTTTATATGAAGTTCGTGAACGATCCTCTAAAGCAATTAACAAAGAATTTATTTCTTCTTTTGTTGGTCGGCGACTCCGTTTTTGGGAGTGCGAAATCATGCCGAGCTTACTCAACTGGTACTTCGCCTGTTGGTAACAAAGCATATCAAAATGGATGTTGAACAAAGGCCCTGCGGAAGCCAGAACAGCGCCAATGAAAGTAATATCATTGCGTATTGTTGAGGGCCCAGCTCCCTGAGTCGCTCTGAACTTAGCGTGTTGAATAAAGGTATTGTTTGTAAACTCTTCAAGCGGTATATCACAAATCTCGCATCGCCTTACAAGGTCAAGAGACCAGCCCTTACTTTTTCCATAACTAATGTTTGGATGGCTTTTATAGAGGTCCAGCAACTCGCCAAAAGTAACCTTATTTTTTTGTTGCGCGACGGGGATGCCATTCTTTTCTAAATCAGCAACGCGGACAATACCCCAACTTTTTGCCTCTGACTGCCTGGCAAACGTCTTTTTTTCCCGGAAGACGATTGATCCCTCTTTTTTAACACCAACTGTGCAGCGGTATCTGATCTCTCCTGTGGAGGTCTTCCGTTTCTCTATGCTATAGAAAGCCATTTCTTGGTTACTCGCTATGGATTGTCAGGGGGGCCTGCAGGGGGACCTGAACATGCAAAAAGGATAAATAATACTGTAATAATGTACAGTTATCTGCAAGGAAAAAATACGCCATTAAATATTAAGCTGTTGATGTATATGAATTTAATATCATCACTAAAAATCCGATTCGCAGTATGCTTGCTGGGGTTCTTTTTGCCTGCAGTTTCTCTTCTTTCCCTTATTCGCCCGCTTCGCGCGGATGCGCTTTCTGATGCAGGTCATAGACATTTTCCGTCCCCAGCCGCTTCACCGCCTGCCGCCATGTCTGCTGAGCACAGTAGTTGCACTGCTGTTCAGGCTGCTGTTCACTTCGCACCACATAACCGCAATGACCACAGGCGAAACAGCCGTCAACCGCGATATGCTGGTTGAAGGTCTCATTCTGTGCGGGCAGCAGCCACAGTCCGCTACGCGGCTTGCGATACAGTAACAGACTGACCCGGCCAGAGGGTTCCAGCCAGGCGCGCCGGACCTCACCGAGATGCTGAATCCCCATCGATCGTAATTCGGAAAATGTACGATCGCGGGAGAACTCTGCATGGTGCAGATGCTCCAGCGCCAGTCGCCCGTCCATGACCAGCAGCGTAGCATCACCCTGGGTCAGAACTTCAAGCCGATGCGAATAGAAAGCGCCCCAGGAAAGCAGGCGGAAACAGCCCAGCAGGGTGATCAGCAATACGATAGTCGTCAGGATTCCTTTCTCTGGCGTCTGCAACGGTGCGCCAATCGCGGCACCCAGCATAATCATAATCGCCAGATCGATAATACTTAGCTGACCGGCGAAACGACGACCCATTAGCCTCATCACCAGCAGTAAAAACAGATAAATAAACAAAAAGCGCAACAGGACTTCCGCTGCAAATGTCCAGGGCGCTTCACCCATCAGCCAGCGGAGCAGAAGATCACCCATTATCAGTCCTCCAGCGACGCAGACGCAGGCAGCCAGTGCTGCGCGTGGCAACAGGGGCAGACACTGTCGGCAGGAGCGTTGCAGTCAGCCAGCTTTCCGCAGGAAGCGCAAACCTGATGCTCACGGGTTTCCATCGCCGCGATCAGGGCGTTATCACCGCGGGGCACAATCGCCAGGCCGGGCCGTGGTGTATCACTCCAGATCAGCGTCAACGCGCCGGAAGGTTCGATGTAGATCCGGCTGAGCTGGCCCAGATGCTGAACGCCACGGCCGCGCAGCAGTGAAAACAGTTTCTCGCGTGACAGCACGGTGGCGCGCAGCGTTTCCAGCTGCAGGCGACCTTCATCCAGCAACACCCGTTCGCTGCCCGCCAGCAGTCGATCGAAGCGGCGTGAACGCAGGCTGAGATGGCCTGCCAGATGCTGTAACGCCAGCAGGCTGACAATGATTACCAGCGGTGGTAACAGCCCGCGTTTGTCATCCAGCAACGGGACGCCCATCGTACCCGCCAGCGTCACCACTGCGGACAATTCGAACAGCGTATATTGTGAGGCAACGCGACGCCCCAGCAGACGTAATGCGATAATAATCAACACAAAGCAGATTACGGCACGTCCCGTCACTTCCAGCAGAAACGTCGGCGGACTCTGCCCAAAAACCAGACGCGCAATATCTGACAAAGCGATTTCATCCCACTTCATGACGCATCTTTCCTCCGGTTAACTCACGCCAGAGTGAAAAGTATATCGGCTGAAATCCACTTTGCCGCACGGCCTGAAACGCGCTTGATCATTGTATCGTCTGGCCTGGATGTTAAAAAAGGCGGTAAAACAGGATGAAAGGATGATCTCTCTCCGGTCGCTGGCGATGGAATAATGGACACTGCCTGACTACGGATATTTTTGCGCCACACCGCCATTCGCCGCTGCAGCGTTTACACTTAACCCAACGTTGTCTGGAACTTACCTTATGAAATGCGAACCGATTGTTGCTGTAAGCCTGTTACTGGCTGCGTTGAGTCCTCCGTTGTTTGCGGCCAGTGAGTGCGGCCCGCACAGTGGTGCTATTGCCAGCAGTAATAACTGGATCCTGCTGGGCGGAAGCGCAAAAGGTGCCGTTAAGCAGGTGATCGCCGGTGAGTTTGGCAAAGATGTAAATTCGCAGAAGCGGGTGCTGGGGCAATTTGACGCCTGTGGCGATCTGCTGGTGGCCGACGTCAGTTACGACAAGAATGAGCGCAACGTGATCCTCAGTATGGAGCAGCACATCGCCAGAGTGCAGGGCGGCTGGGTGGCGGAATATGCTTATCTGGTGAAGGTGCTGAAAGAGGGGAAAGAAGTGGTGGTGGATAACCGGCAGGGGACGATTAACTGGCACAAGGGCCGGCACGGTAATATCATCAGCGCGTCGGACAAATTTACCAGCATGGGTAACAGCGGATTTACTGACACCACCTATCGTTACGATCCACAGTTCCGGCTGCAAAAGAGCGTGGCGCGTGGCAGCGATCAGCTGACTAACGGGGAATATCTTTATCGCTGGAATCAGCAGGGTCTGGTGACCCGTACCAGTTCAGCCCGTAGCACCGACAGCTACAGCTACGACAACCAGTGGCGCGAGCTGCGCCTGAATGGTACTGCGACCACACCGCTGAGCACCATCCGTACCGTCGATGAATGCCAGTCGTGGGACCAGGCGGGTAACTGTACCCTGAGCTATCTGCATGAAACCGAAATCTTTACCCGCGGTACCATCGAACGCCATCTCAGTTCGGCCTACAAATATGAGTACTGGGATCAGCCTGCCGCCGAAGAGTAGCGGGCGATTCAGCGATCGCCCGTAGCGGTTTACTCCACCGTCTTACTGAACGCATCCAGCGCCAGCAGGGCGTTGGCAATATCTTCCGGCGACAGGTTAGGATTCAGATTCTTCAGCGTGTCGCCCTCGCTGTTAGCCAGCGCACCAATTTTGACCAGATTTTCCCAGCTTTCCTGCTCCAGATGCAGCTCTTTCAGGGTAGTTGGCATCTTAATCGCGCGATAGAAACGGATATAACGCGCAATCTCCTCGTCCGGCCGCTGCTCCAGCACCATCTGGGTCAGCGTGCCGTAAGCGACTTTTTCACCGTGCGTCAGGTGATGGATATCGCCATCAATCGCGGTAAAGCCGTTGTGGATGGCGTGGGCCGCGGCCAGGCCACCATTTTCGAAGCCCAGCCCGGAGAGCAGCGTATTCGCCTCAACCACCGCTTCGACTGCCGGTGTTACCCGTTTTTCACTCACCGCCACGTAGGCGCTGTAACCCCAGGTCAGCAGCGTCTCTTCACAGGCACGGGCGATGGCCAGCCCGGCAAGCGTGGGATCGCCATTGACCATTGATTTGGCGTGTGAGCGTGCCACTGCCTGTGCTTCAACCCAGGTAGCCAGGCCATCGGCGATGCCTGAGGCGAACAGCCGCGCCGGCGCGCTGGCACAGACTGCGGTATCTACCAGCACCAGATCCGGGTTCTTGCTGTAGAAACGGTAACTTTCAAACACGCCGCTGTCCGAGTAGATCACGGACAGGGCGCTGCAGGGCGCATCGGTTGAGGCGATTGTTGGCACGATCGCCACCGGCAGCTTCAGCTCATCCGCCACCGCTTTAACGGTATCCAGTGTTTTGCCGCCACCCAATCCGACCACCACATTACAGCCCTGACTTTTTGCCAGCTGGCTCAGGCGGGTGATCTCATTGCTCGACGCCTCGCCGTTGAACTGCTGCCAGTTGAAGTTAACGCCTGCCTTTTGCAGCGCCTGCTGCGCGCGTTCGCCGATCAATTTCCAGACGACGTCATCCGCGACCAGGAAAGCGTTATCGCCCAGTTCGGCAACATAGGGTCCCAGTTCATCCAGCACGCCTGCGCCCTGCACATATTTACGGGGTGAAGAGAAGATAAATTTACTCATAATCACAGCTCCTTAATATGAAGTTAAACCGCACTTAGCCTGGCACACGTCGACGCAACAGTGACAGTTAACAGGGTGAGATAATTCAGCTGGCCTGTTACGCTAACAGGACATCCAAACTTTGCTGACCGGCCGTCATCGCCAGGGAGAACGCCATGACCACCACGCTGTTTTCATTTCTGTTTGCCATCACCATTCTGACGCTGACGCCGGGCTTTGATACCGCGCTGGTGCTGCGCTCTGCGGTGGCCCTGCGCCCAAAGCGCGACAGCTTGACTGCACTGGGGATCCCGCTCGGTTGTCTGGTCTGGGGTGTCGAGGTTGGATTCGGATTAGGCTCGCAGCTGTCGGCCTC